AACTGGTCTATGTAAGCCAATGCGTCCACAAGGTCATCATGTGTCAGTGGGTCAGGAAATTGAAATAACTGGTCTAAGAACCGACTGTTCCACTCTCCTTTGTCAAGGGTTACGAAACCATTTTCAAACCTGCCCTGTAGCGCCCACATGACCCTATCAGTCTTCTTTTTGTTTCCGTGGGTCAACTCATCAACCCTAAAAAACATCCCGTACCGCTTCATCATGTCCGTTAGAGGCGACATAACAGCCTGTCTAGCGATACCTTTTTCTATGCCTATGCCTATAGGCTTGTAGTCTCTAACTACATCAAATATCTTTCTGGCTGTCTCAGACAACTCCCAGCGTCCATGAACTATGTTTTCAACATGCCAGTGTCCACTGTCATTAACCTTAACAACGGCTATGGCTGTCTCATCCAGTTTACTGTTTTTAGTACGCTGTTTGTTTACTTCCTCAAAACCAGCTAAGTCAATGGCTATGTAGTAGTCTCCGTACTCAGGGGACTCACCAAACTTAACCCAATCCTCCTTAAACATCTCAGAGCCTCTGGCCTCAAAGGAAGCCATAAACTCTTGTCTAAACGCATAGCTAGACATACTCTTTTTAGCTACGTTTATCTCCTCTGCGTCCAACAGAGGGTTGTCATAGCTTGTAAAGTGCCATGATTTGTACGTTAAGTCATCACCCAACTCAGCGTACTGATACAACTCATAAAAGTGATTACGTCCCATAGGCGTACCTATAAACAACGCATGTCCTTTTTGGTCAGCCAAAGCTGGCCTAAGAATCTGCTCAAATACTTCAGGCTTCATGTCTGCGTATTCGTCCATGACCAGAAACTTCAAGGACACACCACGCATAGTCTCTGGCCTGTCCGCACCCTTCAACGATATTGTAGCACCGTTGATTAGCTTTATCTGTAGGTTGTTAATGTGGCTAGACACAATCACTGGATTCCCCAGTTCAAGCAGTGTCTGCCACATGATGTCCCTAGCCTGTCCCTGTGTAGGTGCAACGTAAAATACATTACCCTTACTGGACTCCAAGGCGTTCACAATCAACAACCATGCTGCTAGTCTGGACTTACCAGTACGCCTACCAGCGGCTACAATCTTAAACCTTGTATCGTCACTCCATACCTGTTGCTGCCAAGGGAGTAACTCTATGTTTAAATCAGTCATATTTTACTGTCTGGTATATAGCTAGTATGACCACACAACAGGGCTAGTCTTTCTAGTGTCAACATGCACAAAGCTTTTAGCAACACCTATCCCATTAAATCCCATAATCATTGCAGCCTTAATTATCTTATGGCGCTGTTGACCACTAGCTGTCTTAATGTCAGCAGCTATACCTTCAGAGTGTTTCCCCGGCTTAGCCTTCTTTGCCTCTATAGAGTGCTTAGGTGACCTATAGCCGCTAGTGATTACAAAAGGAAAACCACAGGCTTCCCTCAACTCATCTAGTTTTCTAACAAAATCTTCATCTATGTTATTCTCACCAGTTTCTTGACACTTAAAGTCATCTATCTGAAAGTATTTATATATCACTTTCTGTGTACTCTCCTTCAATGGCTGTGGTATCGTCTTGACTTGGGTCAGAGACACTTGTGGCGACTTGCCCAACACCTGAGATAGTAATTGACACAGACTGTCTCCCACCAGCAGAATCCTTTTCAAAATAACTTAAAGGCAACATCCTGTCCATTACTAGCTTCCATGCTGCCGCTTGATTTTTATGGTCATCGTTAAGAGCAGCATTAAAAATACTATCCAGAACCTTGTTAGATTTAGGGGAAGCAAGCATTCTAGCCTTATATTCATTAATAATGCTAGCGTCACCTTTAGGGCGACCTACCTTACCCCTGTTTCCTGTAGTTTTAGAGACTACATCAGTCTTCCTTGGTCTTCCTCTTTTACGTTTAGGTTGATCCATAAAGTATTTACCTTAGTACCTAAGAATACTATTTGATTATATCATATTTTGTGTCAAAAGTCAAGGATTATTTTAGATTATTTAGTTACAAGAGTGTCCTTTTAGTGTGTTTTTAGTAAATTCTAGTTTTCTTTTGTAAACAAGAGGTTAGTAAGCACTAACTATTGGTCATTTTAACCTAATTTTGGCCTATTTTGTACATGAGAGGGTACTATAATTTATTAAGCAGCGCCAGCCCCTCCCCCGTCCCCTCTAGCATACCCCGGCCCTCATGTCAACCCTAGACAAACCAAAGGTTGGCACGGTTCTTGCATGTGTTGACTAGAGTTGGCATGAGTTTTGCATAGGAACCTAGCCCTCTGGCTACCACAGCCAACAAGAGAATACAAGTGTTGACATGTGAGAGGCACTGTGGCACCCCATAGGTCAACCCAAGTCAACCCAAGTCAACACAAGTAACCACAAGCACACAACACCACCCATTGCAACTACTATATTGTTCTATGCATAGATCAAATAGTTATTGACACCAGTGCTGCACACGCTATCATGGCTGCATAAATTAATTAACTACATAGGTAAACACATGACAAACTATCAATCAGCTAATAAAAGAATACAAAAGACAAACGATTTGCAGTCTTTGCTTAAACTTAGCAAGTCTTTTGATAATATTTATAACTACGGGTTTTTGACTGCAAAAGAGTTACAAAAGTTAGATAACAAAATTATGGATAAGATGGAAGGATTAAAAGTAACGCTATAATGTTCTATTGTTGCCCATTGTACACAGTGGGCAACTGTGGCAACATTACCAAAACCAATGAGGAATTAAGACAATGAATGGGTCAACAATGTTCGTTATGTGGGCATGCACTACTGCCCTAATCACTACCGCCATGATGACGCCGGTATTCACCGGCTTAGGTTTGGCGTTCTCTCTCACAATTTCCGCGATGGTCGGCTTTGCTCTTATCGTTCAGCATCACGAAAACAAACAAAAGGAATTAAAATAATGAAAGACTTACCAACAGCAAAAGAAATTAAAGAGTCTATAACAGACTGCAACACATGGTACAGACGGTTTTTTAGATGTTGGATTGATGGGTCATACCTTGGTTATGACCATTACCAAGACAACTGCGCCAGAGTACGCAGGGACTACAAAAGCGACAGGGCGTTGCGTGCTTTAGCAATCACGTCCTTCTGTGAGTTTGTAGCACATGAGGAACAATGCTCCCCTAGAACTGTACAGCGTCATATGGTGCGTGAGGTGTCAATAGATGACCTAGAAGCATTAAACGTGGAGTTAATAGACGACCTGCGCGACTTGGTGCGCGATGAGATGGAGGCAGCATAGATGTTAAAAGACTGGAAATATAAGCTTATAATTATTGGCCTCATGTTTATCCTAGTGGTGGACTGGGAACACAGTTTGACACTCTGGGGGTTTTAGGATGATCTGGAGCGCAATAAAAGACTTTTGCACTGCCTATGTTGTAATCTTAACGCTAGTTGGTGTATTATTCTTAATTGAAACTTACTTACTGGGGTAGATTATGAGCAACGAATACAAAGAAGCTAACGATGAGTCTTTGATGTCATCCGTATATGAAATAGTCGATAGCCTGACAGAGCCAGCGGCTCGCAGGTTATTAGAGGACATGCTATTCACACAGGGTATAGAAAGCGAAGCATTCGACTGGACGCTACGCAATCAAACTAAACAGTTTATAGAACAGGCAGAGAAGGCGGTAGCATGAACATATTCTATATATCGCCCAATCCTGTGCGAGCAGCACAGATGCAATGTGATAAGCATGTGGTTAAAATGATCCTAGAATCAGCACAGATGCTATGCACTGCACACCATGAGTACGGAAACCATGACGTACCTTACAAAGTAGCGCACAGGAATCATCCTAGCACTATCTGGGCGCGTAGTGGTGCCAAGCAGTACAAATGGCTCTACAGGCATTTTAAGGCTCTCTCAGACGAGTATACAGAACGCTATGGAAAGGTACATCTATCATGGGAAAAGTGCGCACAGGCTCTCTCTGAGCCTCCTATGGGCATTCCTGACATTGAGTGGACAGATCCTCCTCAGTGTATGCCAGACGAATGCAAACGCGCTAGCAGTCGAGAGGCATACCGTGTATACTATTTCAAATATAAACCACAGGTTATCGACATGCGATGGCCTGAGAATCGACAGCCACCAACGGAGCTATTTGCAACATGAGCGACACATTCACACATGACATAGATGAGACAGACGACTCTGAGCCTGAAAACCTCAATGTTCGTGAGTTAAAAGAAAACGACCTTATTGAATACAGGTTGAACACAATGACCATATCAGAGGTGTGCAATGCGGCCACTAAATGGCTAACGCTGACACTAGGCGACCACAGCGATGCACAGATTGATGCACTACATGAGAAACTATTTAACAGGGAGATACACTAATGAGATGCAGAGCGTGCAACAGCGGCCCTTTGGGTGAGATTGAACTAGCTAGGAAAGACCACAAAAGCGGGGAGTTCCTAGACCTGTGCAACACTTGCTACACTGTGTCCAATAGAGCCATAATTGCTCAACAATATGAGTCTCTCTATCTGGATGATAGCCAACTGGATGAGCTAGAATTTGAATTATTTAACTAGGAGGTGTTGCGTTAATCTGAAAATCCTGTATAATATACCTATGAAGCAAAGGAATAAACATAATGTTTATCCTTAAAGTTTCATATTTAGTAACCTACAATAACCATAGGAGTCTATAGATGGCTGTAGCAGAAATGAAAGTAGCCTTTAGTAACTTGAGTGAAGCTGTGCCGTATCAGGGACAGAATACTGGACGGTTTACCTT